CAATTTCATTGCGGCGGCAAATGCAGACCCGTTGCACAACACGCCAAAAGTTTTCATTGATGGGGTTGTTTTGGCATTTACTCAAATTGAGTTGTCCGAAGATGAAATAAACGGATTGATTTTTGTTGATGGCGGCAAGTACCTATTGACGTTAAGCACGACAGAGGGAAACAGCCATTTAGTTTATACAGCCAACCAGCCATGAGGAAGTATATAATAATAGCGGCGATTGCTTTGGCGGTTGCCGCCGTTGTCACTATATGTGTGCAACGTTCCCGGATTGATACGTTGACCGGGGAAAGGGACAAATACAGGACCAACACGGAAACGCTATTGCAAGACGTTACCCAGTACCAAACGAAAGATAGTTTGAACGCCGCCAAAGTTGGGGTTTTGGAACTGAAATTGTCAGAGTTTGAAAAATACCGGACCAGCGATGCGGAGTTGATAAAGACTTTGCAGACAAAGAACCGGGATTTGGAAGCTGTAACAACAGCACAGGTGGAAACAATAGCCAAATTGCGGGGAACCGTCCGGGACAGCATTGTATATTTGCCCGGAGATACAGTTGTTTTAAGATGCGTCGATATTTCCGACCCGTGGTTTTCATTGAAAGGATGCACGACGCCGGACGGGGAGTTTACCGGGACATTTATAAATCGTGATAGCATTTTAATTGCGGAGACCGTACAATATCGGCGGTTTTTAGGATTCCTTTGGAAAACCAAGAAAATAAAGAGCCGGGAAATTGATATTATCAGCAGAAACCCGCATACAAAAATAATAGGGGTTGAATATATAGAAATTGAAAAATAACTATCTTTGTATCGAATTACATTTGACCACATAATTAAAGATTGTTTTCAAGGATTAGCCGGGTTTTCCCCGGCTTTTTCCGTTTTGCCCATTTTTAGCCCCGCAGAGGGCTTTTTTTTATTCCGATGGATAAAGTTATACTACGGCAAAGAAAGTCCGTTAAAACGAAAATTCGCCAAAAATAACTATCTTTTGAACCAAAAGAAAAATTTTTATGTGTTTTACTCAAAATAAAAAGAAATTTTTTTGGTGATTAAAAATAAAGGTTGTATATTTGCATTGTCAAACAACAACGACGGGGCGTTTTCCTCGAACATAAAAGAAAACAAAAATGACAACAATTTACAACGGTTTGGGATATTCAACAAAATCAATCAATCGCAATTTCCGCATCAAGGTTAACGAAATGGTTGACGGAAACAAGATTAATAAACTGGTCGGCGTAAAAGGATTGATTGAATTGATTGGCGTTGAAATGGCAAACAAAATGTTGCGCCGTGCGTTCAATGGTAAGGACGACAAAACCGTATGCAAATTGCGTCGTGGTATCAAAATTTCATTCTACAATAAATAATATCCGACCAGGCGGGTTCCCGGAATAAATTCAAATGAAAATGGAAACAAAAACATATTTTTTAGAGTTGGTAAAACAATTTGGAGAGTTCAATAATTGGAAAGGTTATATAGATTTGTATTTTACTGTAAAAGATATGCGAAAACTTAAAAAGTTAGGAGTAACAAAAAATAATACAATAAAAGAAGCATACCAAATATTGAACAAATAACCGACGAAGCGTTTCTATTTCAAATTGTGTAAATTGTCTGGCATTAAAAAACAACCCCGGAACATGGAATATATGTTGCTGGGGTTGTTTACGCAGTAACCGAGAGCGATATTTTGGTTTATGCGGTACACAAAAATATGATGTTTCCATGAAATTGCAAAATCAGACAAAAAAATAAATACAAAATAAAAGTATTTGTTTTTGGTAATTAAAAAAAATATTTATATCTTTGCAATGAACTTAAAAGCCCACGCACGGGGATAGTGCGAAATATTATGATAGTAAGACAACAAAGCAATGAATTATCAATTGTAAAGATTAACCATTAAAAATAAAGATATGAAATTAAGAGTGAATGAAGCAATTGCCCGTTCAGAGGCAAACGGGAAAAAGGTATTGAAAAAGGATATTGCAGCCCGTCTTTTTGAGGGTGCAAGCGAAAGCGCACAGCAAGTCAACATGACGAATCTATGTAATGGAACGACCAAAAGAATCGTTCCGGAATGGGTCGTGATACTTTGTGAAATGCTGGATTGCACAGCGGATTATTTATTTGGCATGGAGGACGGCAATAATGAAAAATAAGTTTATCAAATGGTTGGAATCCGTAACCGAAACTATGTTTACCGATTTGTTCCAAGCTAAAACTCTAATCTGTACATTTGGAGCATTTGGGGTGTGTTTTTTGATTGGCGCATTATGGAACCCTTGGCAATTGCTATTTGCGGCACTATGCGCTGGAATGGTAGTATGTGGAATTTTGGAATATAAAAAATACAAGTAATGAGAATCGAGAGCGATAAACCGGGCAACCCGGTAAAAGAGGTTGCGGGGACCGTCGGCAATGTTGCCCCGGATATGTTCCCGGAGGTTAACGAGGAACACCAAACGATTATTCCCTCACTTGTTGAGGTTCAACCGGAACAACCAACCGGAGTGTTTGAGATGGTACCAGGTATGACGGTTGAGGAAATGACAGCAATGTTTTTTGATGGAGCGTTGATTGAGCCGCCTTATAAAGTCTGGCAGCTAAACAGCAAAGGACACCGCTACTATTACAAATTTGACGACAACGGAACGCCGAAATTTTATCCGTCGGTTACAACCATTCTGTCGCAGACCATGCCACAATCGCCGTTTCTGATAAAATGGATTGCCGACAAGGGGATTGACGAGGCGGAGCGATACAAGGCAGAACGGGCGGCGTATGGCACATTCATGCACGCCCAGTTTGAAGAACTTATAATTAACCGGGTTTATGATTTGGACGGCTTGAAAGCCAAATTGAAAGAATATATTGATAACAACAAATTACCAGCCGATTTCATTTATTATGCGGACGATTTGAAAAAAGACGTTTTGGCGTTCGCCCAATTCGTGCTGGACTACGACGTGAAACCGTTGGCTGTTGAAATAGCATTGGTAAACCCAGTTTATAATTACGCCGGAATGATTGATTTGCCGTGTACGATGTTGACAAAGCCCGGTTCTGAAGATTACATAAACGCAATTGTGGATTTCAAAAGCGGACGAAAAGGTTTTCATGAAGAGGCGGAAATCCAATTGCATTTGTATAAAATGATGTGGAATGAAAATTTCCCCGACGTGCCGATTGAACGTGTGTTTAACTTTTCGCCGAAAGATTGGAGAAAGAAACCAACGTACAATTTGAAAGACCAAACGGACAGCCCAAACGCACAGAAAATCCCGTATCTGTTGGAATTGGCGGCAATTGAAGATGCCAAGAGGGAAAACACGTTTACAGCCGTTTCCGGGGTTATATGTTTGGATGGGGAAACAGACTTGAACGACAATGTTACGTCGTTGACTTTGGCGGAACTGATAAAGAGTAAAGCCCCAGCAGAAAAGAAAAAGCCGGAACCCGACAAAGCCGTTGCCGTTGAGGATTTGAAACCGAAACCGGAGCAAAGCCAAAAACCAACGCCGGAGCCAGCGAAAGCCAAGACAATAAAGAGAACTACACGAAAAAAGGAAAATGAGGCGGAAAACAAGCCCGTCAAGGCAAAAAGAACGGTAAAACGTACAATTGTGCCAAAAGAAAAAAAAGCGTCTGAAAACGCCTTAAAACAGCCTAAAAACGTGGGCGGTTCAGAAAAAAACGTTGTTAAGGCAGAAAAAACGGAGTTGTTAAACGATGAAATGGAAATTTGAGCATGAAAGGACGTATAAACAGACCCACCCCCGGCGTTAAGCGTGTCGTATTGCCACGTGTCGGGTTTATAAAAGTCGGATTAAAAGAGGTCGGAAAGAATGGAAAAGAATATCCGAAAAGTGTTGATTACTTCATTCCTACTGGAAAATATGCCGGATTGTTTACGCAAGCGTACGGAGAAAAGCCCCAAACAATCCAAATTGTTTTCCCGGACGATGACCCGGAAAAAGTATGCAATGAAATGTATGAATATAGGGATGACGACGGACGACGCATTGCATACGGCGATGGGGAAACGTTCTTTGTGTGGAATGGAAAACAATATTGCCAGTACAGCACAAAGGATTATCCAAATTTAATGGCAGGCGTTGCAGAAAAGCACCCGAACCGTTCTGTTTTGAAAGGTGGCGACGGTTGGGTTGTCACGTTGACCGTAACGTTTATTATTCCTTTGGTTCGTGGGGTCGCCGGGGTTTGGCAGTTCATAACAAAGGGTACGGCGTCAACAATTCCCAATATACGTGACACGTTCGATGCCATGTTGCAGGAACGGGGATTTGTCAAGGGGATAGTTTGGGATATGAATGTGCAATTTGCCATTTCCCAAAAACCCGGAGTCCGTTCTCGCTATCCGGTTGTTTCTATCGTCCCAAATGAAAGCGAGGGTAATTTGCGTAAAGTGACAGAAGCATTTAAGCCCGTGAAGTTGCTGGAGTGAAATAAAACCGCTATATTTGTGGCGTAAAACAAACGACTACCACCGTTTGAAAGATATATTGCTAATATTAGCACAAAACCCGTTTTCCGGTGTGTGGTAGCCCGGATTTCGGGTTTTCTATTTTATTATGGATTACAGAAAAAAATACAAGGATTATTTTAAAATTCAAATTGGAAAGGAATATGATATTCATCATATTGACTTTAACCACGAAAATAATGATATTGAAAACCTTTTGTTATTACCTAACGATTTACACCAAAGGTTGCATAAAGTAAAAACTTATTATGGTATTTTTTTGGATAAAAAAATGAATGTGTTTACTGATATTGAAACCCAATTATCATGCAGTATTATGGCGAAAGCAATGCGGAAAATTTCAAAGATATACGACGAAATACAAATATGGGTATCAATGAAAGAGCATGAACAAAAAGGAATTTACAACGCTACGTTTAACTATAATCAGTTTGGAAAATGAATAAAAGAAGTTATCTAATTTTGGATTTGATACGTTCAAAGGTTTTAGATTTAAACCCAACCGAAAGTATTTTAGCGTCATGTTTCTTTGGCTTATTGGCGCAAAATCCCATACAATACGAAGGAAAACCGTATTATATGGCAGACTATAGAAACGTATCTGCTTATTGCCCGATTTTGCCGAATAAGGTTGATACATTAAGGCGGCTTTATAAGAATTTGGAAAATTTAGGATTGATTCAATCAATAAAAATTGATAGCCATGTTTGTTTTACCCCGTCGCAAATGTTAAGAGATTGGGGAACCGTCTACAAATCCGTTGAAGCGGAAAAAAATCCCGTTGAAGCGGAAAAAAATCCCGTTGAAGCGGAAAAAAATCCCGTTGAAGCGGAAAAAAATCCGCCATATATAAATATTATAAATAATAATATAAACAATAATGATAATAATATTGCGCCACAAATAGATTTTGTGGCACCCACTCCAGCAGAACAAACGGAGGAAAGCAAAAACAAAAAAACATTATTTCGCAATTCTGATATTTACAAGTTGGTTCAGTTTGATGCAAACGGCGTCGGGGTTGATTATTCCGAGTTTGAAAAACTGTTTGCGACGCCGGAATTTGAAAAGGTCGATTTGATTTATTATTTCCACACGGTTGCCGATTGGTCGGAAACCAAACAAGGAGTTAAACGGACCCGCACGGGTTGGATTGCGACGGTACGCAATTTTATCCGGGGCGATATTGAGAAAAAGAAATTGCATTTGAAATCGAAATACCAAGCCCCGCAAAAACAGTTGAACGTTGCGGGCGCAATGGAATTTCTTAACAACGATTATTGATTATGAACAAAGTAGAACTATTCAATGACCATTTTCAGAATTTCAAGGTTTATGGCATACCAAAGGCGCAATTGATTATTGCCGACCCGCCATATAACCTTGGAAAGAACGCATACGCCAGCAATCCATCGTGGTATGTTGACGGGGACAACAAGAATGGGGAATCGGACAAAGCCGGAAAGGAGTTTTTCGACACCGACAAGGACTTTCGCCCGGCGGAATTTATGCACTTTTGTTCGCAAATGCTTGTGAAAGAACCCAAAGAATCCGGGAAAGCACCTTGCATGATTGTGTTTTGCGAGTTTGAACAACAATTCAAATACATCGAACTTGGCAAGCAATACGGATTCAACCATTACATAAATCTTGTGTTCCGAAAGAACTTTTCCGCACAAGTATTGAAAGCCAATATGCGAATCGTTGGAAATTGCGAATATGGCGTGTTGCTTTATCGTAACAAGTTGCCGAAGTTCAACAATGATGCCGTTGGCGGTGGGATGGTGTTTAACTGTATTGATTGGGGACGTGACAGAGAAACGCCAAAGGTACATCCGACACAAAAACCCGTGCCATTGTTGCAATACCTAATCCGTATATTCACAGACCCCGGCGATGTTGTCATTGACCCATGCGCTGGAAGTGGTTCAACGCTTTATGCCGCAAAGACGTTAGGTCGGCGTGCATACGGGTTTGAAATCAAAAAGGATTTTTTCAAGGCGGCACAAGACCAAGTTTTGAGCCGTCCTATTCAAACGAATTTATTCTAATAATATTTATTATTATGGACAAACAAATAAAGCCGATAATCGGCACGCACAATTCAATGACGTTTCTCCGTCCTGCAAAGTGGTATGGATGGTTTATGATTCCTTTCGCACGCTGTCAAAAAAAGACAATCATTCAGCAATGGGAAGCAGGGGCGAGAGTTTTCGATTTGCGAGTTAAGTTTGACCGATACGGAAACTCACATTTTGCCCACGGACTATACAGCTGTGATGTCAACTACAATTTATTTGCTGTACTTCAACTAATTAAATTATATTACAGTTACAATGATGTGTATATCCGTTTGATACTTGAAGATACCAAGGCGGAGAATTACCAAGCAGAATGTTTCCGCAAAGCTTGCAAACGCTGCGAAGAGCGGTTCCCGTCCATTCACTTCTTCGGTGGCAACCGCAAGGGCGATTGGGAGAAACTCTACACTTTCAAAGGAGATGTTCCCGATTCGCTCAACAACCAATGGGTATCGTCAATGATGGATGATGCCCGGTGGTATGAGAAGTTCTTGCCGTTTGCCTATGCACGGAGGTGCAATAAGCGTAATGAGGGAAATGTGAAACCAAAGTTTAATTTATTTGATTTTTTATAATTATGGCAATTATTAAAGGCGATTCGTTGGATATATACAACCCAAAGCCCGGAACAATGGCGATTGACATACGCCGGAAGATGGTGCAATTGCCGGAAGTCGCCAAATCGTTATCCGGGGTTGAAAAGTTCATTTTCGCCGCCTCAACGAAAATGCAAATTGCCGAGATTGACGACGGCACATTGGTTGCGAAAACCGGGCAAATGTTCCGGTTCATTGCAATGGACGTTGGATATATAATTCCTAACAATTCGGAAAATTGGGCGTACACCTGTACACGATTGTTGGATATACTCAAAAAATACTATTCGCACATGACATTGGCGGATATTAAGTTAGCATTTGAGTTGGCAACGACTGGAGAATTGGACGACTATTTGCCGAAAGACAGTCAAGGCAACCCAGATAAAAAGCATTATCAGCAGTTCAATGCCGATTATTTCGCAAAGGTATTGAACGCATACCGCCGGAAACAAAACGAGGTTATCCATAAAGCGTATAAGGCAGTGCCGGAGCCAAAAAAGGAATTGACGCCGGAGGAAAAACTGTATTATCACAACCAAACCGTCGCCCGATATAGGGAGATATTTTTGCAATACAAATATACCGGGCGGTTTGTGTTGGGGTATGCTGACGGAATATTGATTTATGATTGGTTGCGAAAGTTGGGGTTTGCCAATGAGGTTGCCGGAACCGAGGACGACCGCAAACAAGCATTTGCCCGATATGTGCAACGTGTCGCCCGTGGGCTTGTCAACAAATACGAGGCGTACCACGTCCAACGAAAGGGAGCCGACGCCCCGGAGTTGGATTTTACGGCTTTTGCGATAGCGAGGGACAAAGAGATTGCCCGGACGTTTGACCGCATGATTGCCGACGAATTACAGATTGATAATTATTTAGATTTTTGGAAATGAACAAAATAACGATTGATTGTATTATTGGGATTGACCCCGGCGCAAATGGTGCTATCGTCAAATGGCGCCCAAATAAAAAAATAACGGCAATAAAAATGCCCAAGGATTTAAATGAATTGCGTGATTATTTGGAATATCTGAAATCCATTTGTTCGCCGATTGTTTTTTTAGAGAAATTGAGCGTGCGCCCCGATGACATTGTGCCTGGTGCCGATGGCGTCAATATGGGCAAACTCTATCGCATACAAAAAATGCTTGCAAATTATGAACAGTTAAAAGCAACCATTGCGGTTTGCGATGTTCCATTTGTAATGGTACACCCCATGAAGTGGCAAAACGAGTTGAAGTTGCGAGCAAAGACGACCCGTAAAAAGGAGGAAAAGAACGAGCGAAAGCGCAGATACAGAGAAATTGCCGGGAATTTATACCCAGAGTTGAAACCGACATTGTGGAACGCTGATGCAATGTTGATAATGCACTTTGGAAGATACATTTTGCGCAACAATCCGGATTGGGTGCGAGAAAATTTGCCCGCCAAAATGTATGAACGCCTTTTTTAGCCTCGTAGAGCGATTTTATTTTATTAACCAATAAAATGTATATGGAAACAGAAAAAGCCTTACAAATCGAAAATCCGGATAAAATAACGTTGGAAGAGTTTGCAGAGTTGGTAAAACAGATGCGGCACAATCAACGCAGATATTTTGCACAGCGCAGACCGGAAATTTTGGAAACGTGTAAACGATTGGAACATGAAGTCGATGCAATTGTTGCTAAATTGACAGACAAGCAGCTGTCTTTGTTTGATTTAGTATGATTCCGAGATTTTTTTGCTAAAATAAAAGAAAAAATATTTGGTAGTTAAAAAAATATACGTAACTTTGTGCCGTTGAGATACAACGAACCGACCGGGCGGGGTCTCGGTATAAATAAAAATATTATGGCTACAAAAACAAACGATATGCCGTTAATTGATGCGACAAAGAACGCCGACGAACCGAAACGTAAGGATTTGGAACAACTTAAAAGAGTTTGTAAAGATGGCAAAATTTGTCGATGATCTGAGAGATACAAAAAAATAATATTAACCGCCGGGGGCAACCCCGGCATAAACCGAGAGCAAAAAATGATAGTTAAGAAATTGGAATTAGTAAACTTTCAAGTAATTAAGGAGTTTAACGCAGATTTTGATGGTAATGTGTATTTCATTACTGGGGACAACGAATTGGGCAAATCGACCGTATTAAAAGCGATAGGAGCTTTATTGACCGGGAACCGTGATGCAGTATTAAGAAACGGCGAAAGCAAAGGTTTTGCAAAAATGATTGTCGGCGACGATGGCGAGGAATACGAGGTTGAATTGAGGTTTACAAAGGCAAATCCACGTGGCACGTTATCGATAAAATCAAAGGCAACTGGAATGAAAAGCGATAACGTTTCAATGTTGCAGAAGATTTTTGGGTATACAGATTTTGACGCCGTGGAATTTTCTCGCTGGTCGGAAACAGCCGAGGGACGCCGCAAACAAATTGAAGTTGTCAAGGCATTGTTGCCGGAAAATGTACGCAAAAGAATTGCCGAAATTGATACAGAGGTTGCCGGGTTGAAAACAGAGCGTACAGGCGTGAACCGAGATTTGAAAACTTACAAATCCATATCAGACGCAGCCGGGCAGGGATTGACCACAGAGGATTTGCAAACGCATGCCAAACCAAAGGACATTACCGAACTAATGCGAGAACAGCAGGAAAACGCCCAATTGATTGAAAAGGCAAAAACCGTACGTTCAGCGTTAGCGCAGAGAACGCAGCAGTTGGAAGAAATTCCGGCACGTATTGAAGCCGCCAAAGATTCATACGAAAAAGCGATTGTGGCGGCAAAAATGGCAATGGAGATGGCGGAACGAACCTACAAAGAAACCGTTTCACAGATTGAGGGAGAAAAAGCCGATTTTGAGAAACGCAAAGCAAATGCGGAAAATTGGTTGGCGAAGTATGAGGAAAACAACCCGGAAAAGTTAGATACAGCCGAGCAATTGAAGTTGGCTGAAGAATTTAATAAAAAGGCTGCACAAGTTGCCGATTATCTGACCAAGAAAAAGCAAGCAGACGAAAAGAGAGCAGAAGCCGAAAAGATGGATTCCGATATTGCCAAATTGTCGGCAGAGCGTGAAAAGCTAATTGCGACGTCAAAATTGCCAATTTCCGGGCTATCATTTACGGACGATGGCTTGGTATTGAACGATGTGCCATTTGTTGCTGGAAAGGTTTCAGATTCGCAGATTATGGAAGTTGCCGCAAAACTTATCATTGCCAGCAACCCAACCGTCAAAGTGTTCCGCATAGCGAGGGGCGAGAGTTTGGGAGAAAAGAGATTGCAAGCAATTATTGATATTGCCCAAAAGAACGGTTTTCAAGGATTCATTGAAGAAGTGAAGAGAGGACAAGACGATTTGATTATTGAAGAATATACAGAAAACGAGTAGTTGACCGAGGGGGGAATGGTTTCCGCCCCCCCCTAATAGCAAAACAATGCAAAAGTTAATTGACGATGAGAAAGCGAGAAATAACGGCAACGGGCATAATCAACAACAAAGGCGGTTTGCAAATGTATATGGGTGAATTGAATCAGTTCTTTTCCATGCACAAAGGGAGCCGCATAATTGCACGTTTTATCGTTGCGTCGCCCGGCTCGTCGGAGGCGTTGAAGGGGTACTATTTCAATTGTGTGGTACCAACGTTCCGGTCGGCTATATGGGAAGCTGGGGAGCGTCTGACAGAGGAACAAACAGAACGCCGATTACGTGAGTTGTCCCCAGTTATGTATGTTGAGCGGGTCAACGAGAAAACCGGGAAATATACTTACGAATTGCGTACCGTGGCGGAATTGTCTAACGCCGAGTTAATCGAGCATGTCGAAACACTCAAACAGATTGCCGCCGAGGTATACAATACATATATTGATGACCCACGCTTAATATGAGTTATTAATTAGAAGCTCGTTAGAAAAGAAAGAATAAAAATCAGAAAATAATATGAAAAAAGAAACATTCACAGACAGCAAAGGAAATGAGATGAACGACATTTTGAAAGATGTTTTGACGTTTGATTGCGAAACAACCGGATTGCCAGCCAAGGGCGCAAAATGGGACGTTGATTTTGCAGAATTCCCAAACATCGTGCAATTGGCATGGTCGGTAAACGAAAAGGAACGTTCATATATCATACAGCCGGAGGGGTGGGAAATTCCGGAAGCCTCAATTGAGATACACGGAATTACAGCAGAGAGAGCAAACGCCGAGGGTGTCCCATTTGCTGACATTATAGACGAATTTTTGGAGGATTGCAAAAATGCTCGTTTATTGGTTGGGCATAACATCTACTTTGACACGTCAATTCTAAAAGCAATGATATTGCGCATTATGGGGCGTGAATATTACGACGCAAAGGCGGATGACGCATTGTTCAAGGGCAAACGAATTGATACGATGATGAAAACAATAAAATTTGTCGGTGCGTTATATGCGAATGGACGTCCGGGAAAATATCCAAGATTGGAGGAGCTTTATAACAAGTGTTTTCCCGGCGAAACATTCCCAGCGCATGATGCTTTGGAGGATGTAAGGGCGTGCAAACGATGTATTCCCGTATTGGTTGAAAATGGCATTATTGAAATGAAGCCAAAGGAATATCCGGCGGAGCAATTGAAGTTGGGACAAGAACCTGCAAAAACAAAGATGGTAAAACGTACTATTGAGTTCCACGACCCAACTCCAGTTGTTGGTGCGGAGCTGGAAAGTGAAGTGAAACAGATGTTGAACGAAACGTAATTTTAAGCATGGAAGAAAAGAAATTTTGTATTGATTGCGTTGATTACCCGGTTTGTATGTTGTCCGGGTGATGCGCTGACGATGAACCGTGTGACGATTACAAAGAAGATACCGACCCGGCGGAACCGGGAAACGATTAAATATTTATTCTTATGAGCGAAAAAAAAACAAATGTCATGCCGATTCCTACGAAAGAAAAGTTTTCACTCTCAAAAGTGAAATTGTTGAAAGATGGCGGATTAGATGTTCACTATGAGGTGACGGAAGTTGTCGGAAACGAGAGCTACACAAACAAGTATCACGTATTGAGTGCAAAGGACATACACCCGGATTTGCGAAAATTGTTCAAAGACCTTTGCCCAATCATGGGGCGTGTGTTCAATATCACGTCTTTTAAAAGCATGATTGCAACCCCGGATTTCAAGGCGACGAAAAAACAAATAGAAATTGCCGATTCTTTTGCAAACGGATGTTTGCGAAACATTGAAGTAAGGGGCGTTTCTTTGTCCGGGCAAGATGATAATGTAGGCGTCGTTCTCACTGGATTGTTTTCTGTATCAAACAATCAGAAAACCGCAATCAACACCCCACGTATGAAATATGCCGTTGAAACGTTCGGTTTTGAGGACGAGTTGGAAAACATTGTGTGCGACATTGAAAACGAGGTTTACGAATTTCTGTTTAATGGGAAGAGGGCGCAAATGGATTTGTTCGGGGCTGATGGGGAGCTGAACCCGTTAGTTTACGGAAATGATGCAGACGACGAAAATGATATGTTCCAGGAGATGGAAGACCCAGCAGACGATATATAATGGAGCCAATATTGTTGACCGAGCGTTACGAATATGAATATTGCGTCGCTCGTGGCTACGAGCCGTTATTGGATATTCGTAACTTTCGGTTAGATATTCGGTTGCGGGTTGAGTTACAACGGGCATTGCGTTTTAGGACGTGGCGACATTCCCGTTGCCAACCAACGGTTTTTCCGGTGGGTTTGGGAGCATAAGCCACACAGATGCGAGGAAACGTTACGACCTTTGCACAATTTTTCGGCAACGTATTGTTCCCATATTTTACCCCGTGGAGCTTATCCGGAAATGGCGCATGACCCTCGGAATATCAATATACTTTGCTTTGAGATGCACAACCGTTGGGAGAATGGCGACCGTGAGAAAATGCGAATATATCCGGGTAACGTCCGGATTATTGAATTGCTTAAAAACGAATATAGAAGTTTGAGAATATGAGGACGAAAAAAAGGATAGTAGATTACGGGGCGATTTCCCGCCGCTCAATCAAAAGTGATTTTAGACGAGTACAAACATACTCGGAAAGGGAGAAACGCCCACAAATTGAAAATCCGCCCGAAATAAATGCAGAAAGACGAGTTTTGTTTGTTGGCGAAAATTCAAGCTATTATAAACTGCGTTCTTTCATTGTCGGTAAATTGGTTCGACTGATCCAAGAATCAAGCGTCGGCGGTTGGGTTTGCGAGTTCGTACATGAGGACGACCGTAGAGCGATAAATAATGCCGCCGGATGGTCGGACTGTAAGAAACAATATTTGTTGGACTGCG